ACTCTCAGGATAGCTTTACAACAGGAATATTCTTTAAGCCGGACGGTTTAAGAATGTACGTACTTGGGCGCGGGAACGACAGAGTATATGAATATTTATTAAGCACAGCGTGGGAAGTGTCCTCCTCTTCTTTTGTGCAGTCTTTCTCTGTCTCTGCCCAAGAATCCAGTCCGGCTGGATTATTTTTTAGGTCTGACGGATTGAAGATGTATGTTTTGGGTGCAAGCGGTCAAGATATTAATGAGTACAACTTATCTTCTGCTTGGAATGTATCTACTGCCGTTTATTTACAAAACTTTAGCGTTGCTTCTCAGGACACCCAGCCTACCGGATTGTTTTTTAAACCTGATGGGTTAAAAATGTATGTAACCGGTGATGCAAACAATCGTATAAACGAATATAACCTTAGTACTGCATGGGATGTTTCCACAGCGTCGTTTTTGCAATTTATTTCCATTTCCGCAAACAATACATCTCCAAAGGGTTTGTTTTTTAAACCAGATGGAACCGTATTGTATGTAACTAAGTCAAACGGCGCCATTCAAAAATACGATTTATCAACTGCTTGGAATATAGCCACGGTTAGTTATGCTACCCAAACATTTTCACTTGAGTTTTCTCCTACTTGTGTGTTTTTCAAAGATGACGGCGCTCAAATGTATGTGTTGGGAACCTTTTATAAAGTTGTTTATCAATACTCCGTGCCTACGGCATGGGATTTAAATTCAGCTTCTTATATCTACCCAACCACTAAATATAAAAGCATAACAGCACAAAACAACATTCCGTCTGACATTTATTTTCGAGATGACGGGTTAAAGTTTTATGCCACAGATAGTGGCGCGGTTTTTGAATACAGCTTAAGCACTGCTTGGGACATAGTCACCGCAAGTTATGTGCAGTCGTTTAGTGTGATCTCGCAAGAAGATCAAGTAAAAACCGTTTTCTTTAAATCAGACGGAACCAAGATGTATATTTGTGGAACATCTGGTGATGACGTAAACGAATACAATCTAAGCGTAGCTTGGGATATTTCTACCGCAGTCTTTTTGCAGGTTTTTTCTGTAGCCGCGCAAGATACTCTTCCGACCGGGCTGTTCTTTAAGTCTGACGGATTAAAAATGTATGTTTTGGGCCAACAAAATGACAGGGTACTTGAGTACAATTTAAGCACTGCTTGGGATGTGTCAACAGCCTCGTATTTGCAGTTTATTTCTGTTTCTTCCCAAGATACGGCAGCAGATGGTTTGTTTTTTAAACCAGACGGAAACAAAATGTATATGTGTGGAATTAATAGTCGCGCTATCCATGAGTATCAGCTAAGCGCAGCATGGGACGTTACGACCGCATCTTTTGCTAGGAGTTTTTCTGTAGTGTCAGAAACTACCGCTCCGGTTGGGTTGTCTTTTCGTAACACAGGATTAGAAATGTTTGTTATGTCCGGCAACGCCTCCAACGCTGTTTGGGCATACGATTTAGTTTAAAAGGATTATTATGTACGTAAAAACTGCTGATGGTATCGCACTTGTTTACCCGTACTACACGGATAACTTGATTGCCGACAATCCACAAACATCTTTTCCTTCTGTCATTAGCGATGAGTTGCTTGCTAACTATGATGTGTATCCAGTTGTGGTTGAACCTAACCCGCCATACGACCCTGCGACGCAGTACATTGAAACAGCTAACTTGCCTACGTTAACTGATGGCGTATGGGTTCAAACTAAAACCGTTGTGAATATGACGCCCGCACAGATTCAGGCAAGGAACGACCAGCTTCGTGCTAACAATAAGTCGCAAGCTACACAGCTTTTGCAGCAAACAGACTGGGCGACTATTCCAGATGTTTCTGACCCGGCTGTCAGTAATCCCTATCTTGCAAACTCTGCTGCGTTTGCATCATACAGAAATCAAATTCGACAAATTGCAGTCAACCCTCCTGTTGTCGTTGATGCGTGGCCTGTTATGCCAGAAGAAGTTTGGTCTTAATCTAAGGAACAAAAGTGATCCTACCTTTTCTAGCACCACTGCTTGCTACGCTTGCCTCTAACGGCCTCGGTCTTCTTGGTGACGCAATTACCAAAAAGGGCACCCAGTTCGTTGAAGAGAAGCTCGGTATTGATCTGAGCCAAGAAGCCACGCCAGAAGCTATTGCTAACTGGAAGATGGCGGTCATGCAGAATGAAACTGAAGTCTTGCGCATGGCTTATGGTGACATTGCAAACGCAAGGAATATGCAGGTAGAGGCTCTGCGTCAGGAAGACTTGTTTAGCAAGCGGTTTATCTACTACTTCGCTATCTTCTGGTCGCTCTTCGCCGCCGGTTACATCGGATTCATTACGTTTGGCACCATCCCAACTGATAACCAGCGTTTCGCCGACACGATCCTTGGCTTCTTGCTCGGCACGGTGGTGGCTACGATCCTGCAATTCTTCTTCGGCTCAAGCATGGGTAGCAAGGAAAAGGACAAGCGATGAGCTTAGTAACCGTGAATATGTTGCGCTGCATCACAACGCCTGAAATGGCAGACAAGTGGGTAGACGCATTAAACGAAACGTGTGAACGGTTTGCAATTGACTCGCCTTTCCGCATTGCAGGGTTCTTAAGTAATACGGCACATGAATCAGGCGGCTTTAAGTACGTTAAAGAGAACCTGAATTACTCCGTTGCAAGCCTCATGCGTGTCTGGCCTAGTCGGTTTCCGACCGTAGAGGTTGCGCAGCGATATGCCATGCAGCCAGAAAAGATAGCCAATCGTGCTTACTCCGACCGCATGGGTAATGGTAACGAAGCCTCTCAAGATGGCGCCAAATTTATTGGCAGAGGTCTGATCCAATTAACTGGTAAAAATAATTACGTTGCGTACTCCCTTGCCTGCGATAATGAAGCTCTTCAGCACCCTGAAATTGTGGAGCAACCAAAGTACGCTGCCGAATCCGCCGGATGGTTTTGGGATGTTAATAAGCTGAATACACTTGCTGATGCGCAAGACGTAGGCGGTATGTGTCGCCGCATTAATGGGGGCTATAACGGGCTAGACGACCGCCAGATGAAATACTCTCAAATCATGGCGTATTTCAACCAAGCCAGTTAAAATCGGAAGAAAATAGGGTCAGTTATGTTAACCAAACTCCAATTAAAACCGGGTGTAAACCGCGAAAACACGCCATACCAACAGGAAACTGGCTGGTACGAGTGCGATAAAGTTCGTTTTCGTGCTGGAACGCCTGAGACAATTGGCGGATGGGAAAGAATATCTAATAATACATTCTTGGGTATTTGCCGGTCGATGTGGAACTGGATCACCCTAGGTGGCGCTAACCTTATTTCTGTAGGCACAAATTTAAAGTACTACATCCAAAACGGTGGACTGTACTACGACATCACGCCAATTCGCAAGACTACAACCGGAGCGGCTACGTTTGCGGCTACGAACGGTTCTTCCATCTTAACAGTTACTGATGCGGCTCACGCTGTTGTGATAGGTGACTTTGTTACCTTTAGCGGCGCTGTCAGCTTAGGTGGAAACATTACGGCACTGGTTTTGAATCAAGAGTATCAAATTCTTTCCACCCCCTCAGTAAATACTTACACGATTAATGTTGGTGTTACAGCTAATGCTAGCGATGTTGGTAACGGCGGCGCTTCCGTTGTTGCTGCATATCAAGTCAACGTAGGCCCAGAGATTCAAATTCCACTCCTAGGATGGGGCGCCGGTACATGGGGATCTGGAACATGGGGCGTTGGCACATCCTCCGAGAACTCAATACGCATTTGGTCGCAAAGCAACTTCGGCCAAGATTTAATTTTTGGCCCTCGTGGCGGCGGAATGTATTATTGGTCTGCCGGAGGCGGTGGATTAACGACTAGGGGTGTTGCTTTAAGTTCTTTAGTTGGTGCGTCAGATGTACCCACTAAGCAAAACATCATTATGGTTTCTGATGTTTTCAGATTTGTGCTGGCGTTTGGTGCCAACGAACTAGGTAGCTCTATCCAAGATCCAATGTTAATTCGATGGTCAGACCAAGAAGATGCTGCAAACTGGACTCCTGCCGCCACAAATCAGGCTGGAGGACTAAGACTGTCGCACGGATCTGAAATTGTTTCTGCCGTCCAAACACGACAGGAAATTGTAGTGTTTACAGATATGTCTGTTTACACCCTGCAATATCTTGGGCCTCCAGCAATCTGGGGCGCAACATTGCTAGCTGACGGAGTATCTGTCATTGGGCCAAACTCACCGGTTGTGGCTGCTGGTGTCACGTACTGGATGGGTATAGATAAGTTCTATAAATACGATGGTAACGTCACTACGCTTCGCTGCGACCTCCGTCAACACGTATTCTCAAACATTAACTTACTGCAAGGCTATCAGGCTTTTGGTGGAGTTAATGAGGCGTTCAATGAGGTATGGTGGTTCTACTGCTCTAAAAACAGCACAGTGGTAGATAAGTACGTTATTTACAATTACATTGAAGATATTTGGTATTACGGATCAATGGAACGTAGTGCTTGGGTTGGCGCAGATGTAAGTGACTATCCAGTTGCCGCAACTTATAGCCGTAACCTTGTGCAACACGAGCTAGGCGTTGACAACGGAGAGGGTGAGACTGCCGCCTCAATTAACGCTTATATTGAGTCCGCAGAGTGGGATGTGGGTGACGGCGATAGCTTTACATTCATTCGTAGGGTTTTGCCGGACGTTACGTTTAGATCATCTACTGGAGCGCTTGCGCCTCAGTTAACGATGACAATTAAGCCAATGCGTAACTCTGGCTCTGGTTACAACACGCCACAGTCAGAAGGTGGAAGCCCGTCGGCTAACGTTGTGCGTATTGCTCAAGCACCTATTGAGGAGTTTACTGGACAGGTCTTTATTCGAGTACGCGGCAGACAGTTTGTATTGAGATACGAATCGGATCAGCTTGGAACGGCATGGCAGACTGGCGCTACTCGTGTTGACTTTATTAAAGACGGTAGACGCGGATGACAAAGTTAGTCAACCCTCGCGCCCCCGCTTTGCCATTGGCAGAGCCTGCCTATACCCGCGACTTTAAGAACCGGTATTCCAACATCCTACGCCTGTACTTTAATCAACTTGATTCGTTGTTTCAGGCATTACTTGGAACGGATGGTGCGCAGTATTTTCAGTCTCCGCATATTGCTGCACAAAACAACACCAATCAGTACGCTCTTGGCGACAACATACCGACGTTGTTAATATTTGATTCTTTGGATTCTATATCAGGGTTTACCCTAAACCCAGCAGGGTATGCAAGAGCCAATCAAGATGGAGTGTACAAAATTGATTACAGCTTACAGTTTGCCAATACTGACAACATCATCCATGACGTATTTGTCTGGCTGCAAACAAACGGCACGGTTGTTACCGGATCGTCTAGTCGATTTACGTTGCAAGCTCGCAAAAGTGTTGGTGTCTACAGTTACGTCACGGCTTATTCATCTGTTACGTTTGAAATAAAGAAAGACGACGAAATCCGCCTGTGGTGGGCAACAGAAAAGGCCTACAATATAGTAGGTTCGGTTGACGGAGTTTTGATGAAATCATTCCCGGCTCAAACTCTGCCTTACGTGCGCCCCGCTAACCCTTCCGCAATTGGTAGTATTGTGTACGTATCTCGGCTACCGTAGGAAAATATTATGGCAACTACCGATCAAATTGCTCAAGCTTACCGCGATATTCTCGGTCGTGAACCTGACGCTGAAGGATTGAAATATTGGGTGTCTACGGGCGAAGACATTAATAAGATTCGCAGCGACATTCAGATTGGTGAAAATCAACAGATTGCTCAGCTTTACAGAGATATTCTTGGGCGTGATCCAGACGCTGAGGGGTTAAAATACTGGGCGCAAAGCGGTCAAGACTTAGGCACGATTGCAAGCAACATCAACCTAAACAAACAACAATCTGCTGCTCCAGCATATACACCTTTTGATCTCAACGCGTTTGGTAATGGGCAAGGCTCCGATCAGGAGATGGAGTATTACAATGACGCAAAGCTTGCCAATTGGCATATGAGTCGTGGCGATCCGAATGGATACGCTCAGCAGTTTATTAACTCAGCAAACGAGCTTAAAGCACATCTTTCCCAGCCATATAGAGTTGACACGATTACTAGCGGCGGCGGTGATGCCGGCACAAACACAGAAACCGTTCTAGTTACGCCCAGTGGAAATGTTCCTGTTGTTGAGGATCAAAATGGTCAGTATGTTGCGAACATTATTGGTTCCGGCAGCGGTGAAAGCGGCGGATCAAACACAATAGGTGCGACAGTCGATCCTACTGCTATTGCTCAGCAAGAAGAGGCGGCAAAAGAAAAACCTTATGGCGCGGGAGAGGGTCAAGCTCTTGGTTATGAATATGGAATCAAAAACGCTTATGGCGACGTCTATAAAAAATATGATGCGCAAGGAAACCTTACTGAGTTTTTAGATAAAGACGGCAAGTTTCAAAAAGCTAGCGACGTCAAGCCAACTGGCACTCGCTTTAATGCACAGACAGGACAGTTAGATACCGTTTACTCATACGGCGGTAGATCAGATATTGTCGGCAACAGTTACGTGCCGGGTATGTCTCCTTACAAAGAAGATCAGGCCGGCTGGCTTGGTGAGGGCGGCTGGTCACGAGTTGGGGGCTTGGTTGCCGCGGCTTTAACGGCTGGTGCTTATGCCGGCGCATTGGCTCCGCTTGGTATCGGTGGCGCTGGCGCTGCGGTTCCCGGATCTTTTGCGGCTGTAGGCACGGCTGCGGCAAAGTCTGCACTTACAAG